GGACAAGCGGCTACTGGCACTCCAAGTACTAATTGGGGAGGAGGAATCAAAGAAGCTAATGAACCGTATGGAATTTTTCTTCAATTTAGCGATAATGAATGGAATTTAATTTCATCAGTAAGGAGTTCTACAACCCATTTTTTATATAAAAACAATTTAGTTTCATCAACAAGTAATAATGTTTCAGGCACATCCCTTTCGTCCACTGCTGGAATGTACATATGTGCTGCTGATAATGTTGGAAGTGTACCTTTCAATGGAAGAATTGGACAAATTCTAATCTACAACCGAGCCTTAACTGCCACTGAAATTCTTCAAAATTATAATGCTACCAAGGGAAGATATGGAATATAAGAAATATTTTATAACATAGATGCAGAATAATAAAATAGTTCCCCCAAATTTGAGATATTAATGGCACTTGACTTTCCTACATCACCCTCGACAAACCAAATTTTTACTTCCAATGGTAAAACTTGGAAATATGACGGCACTGCTTGGAGAACTTTAAATGTAATAGGAATTATCGGTGGTGGCACAGGTTTAACAGCTATAAATGCTGGTAATTCTTTCCTATCATCAAATTCTGCCGGAACTGCATTAACATATAGATCATTATTAGCTGGTTCTGGTGTTACATTATCAATAAACGCAAATTCTGTCACTATAGAGTCTTTAGATTCAGGATTTGTAACAGGAACAGGTACTTCAGCATACGTTCCCTTATGGACTGATGGTGGAACTACCCTTACAGACTCTATTATGCAACAAAATGGTTCCATAATAATTGTTAATGGATCCATTAAAGCTCAAACTAAAAGCTTCAAAATTCAACACCCTTTAAAACCTGACATGTATCTTGAGCATGGATCTCTTGAAGGCCCAGAACATGGAATTTATCAAAGAGGTAGAGCTTCTGGTTATAATCAGGTTATTGTTGAATTACCTGACTATTTTCATGCACTTTCTGAAAATGAAATTTCAGTTCTAATTACACCAAGAATAAATGCCAACTTGTATGTTTCAGAAAGTAATTCTTATTCTTTTAAAGTGAAAAGGATAAACAGACGTTTCTTAAGTAAAGAATATATTGAATTCGATTATTTTGTAATAGGAGAGCGGACAGATATTAAGCTTTCTATTGAACAACCAAAACAGTAGTGGAGAATTATTATGCCAGAAAATAATAACAATAATCAGCCGTTAGACTTTGCAGAAAAGGTCTTACAATCGCTTAAAAGAGCTTCTCGTGCGGTTGACTTAAATGAACCAATTACCCCTTCCTATACAGTAAACTCAAATGAACCAATAGCTTCTTCCGTAAATAGAGATTTTACTGCTTATGGTGCACAAGAAGCAGGTGACCCAGGCCCAGGATCTGGTGGTAATAAAGACATTGTTATCATTCCTGGATTTGGTGGTGCAGCAGCTTCTTCAACCTCTCAAGTAAACTTTTACTGGAATGCTCCTGCTGTTCCAGACTCCACTGGTATAGACAGCAATGTAAGAGCAACAATATATAATTATGCAATTACTCAAACTAGGCCAACACTTGTAATTGGTGGTTATGATGGCACAAATCAATATAAACCTATTGCAAACTATGGTACTGGTACTGGTATTACTGCAAAAATTTGGTTCCATCCATTCTTAGGTAGAATTGATGCTGACCAGTTTGGATTTAATACATTAGCAGCTACTGGCGTTTCCACAGCAACAGGTATTCTTACATGGGATGCAACACAAAATAAAATTAGAGTTGGCGTTGCAGGTACTGCAAAAACACTTGCATACACTGATGATATTTCCCCATTTTCAGGATCAGCTACAACTGCTAGTAATTTAAATTTAGCAACTTCTGCAACTCAAACATCAAGCCACTTCTTGACAATGTCAGCATCACAAACAGCAACTGGAGTTGCTGGTGCTGCAATTTCCACTGTTTCCACAGTCTTTGTCGTTCCAAATACTGGAGTCGTAAATGCTGGTGGTTTCTCTGGTAATGTTACAGGAACAGTCTCAGGCAACGTTACTGGAAACGTATCGGGTTCCATTACAGGTAATGTTTCAGGAAGCTTAACAGGCAACGTATCAGGAAACTTGACAGGTAATGTCTCTGGTAATGTAACAGGAAACGTATCAGGTTCTGTAACAGGAAATTTGGCTGGAACAGCCTTGACTGCAGGAGCTACTCATACTTTCGCAACCACATCTGCAACTGCTCATTACATTACATTTGTTCCTAGTAGTACTACTCAAACTGCATCAGGCGTTGGCCAATCAGTTGTTTCTTCCGTTTCTGTAGTTCCTAGTAGTGGAGTTATTACTGCCGGAGGTTTCTCTGGAAACGTTACAGGAACAGTTTCGGGTAACGTAACAGGTAATGTTTCAGGAACTGTCACAGGCAACGTATCGGGTAATGTTACAGGCAATGTTTCAGGTACGGTTACAGGTAATGTATCTGGTAATCTTACTGGTAATGTTTCAGGCAATGTAACAGGTAACGTATCTGGTTCAGTCACAGGAAATTTAGCCGGAACAGCTTTGACAGCTGGATCAACCCATACTTTTGCCACAACCTCAGCGACAGCTCACTATATTACCTTTGTTCCTAGCAGTACCACCCAAACAGCTTCTGGTGTTGGGCAGTCCGTTGTTTCTAGCGTCTCAGTAGTTCCTAGCTCAGGTGTAATTACAGCAGGTGGCTTCTCTGGAAACGTTACAGGAACAGTTTCAGGAAATGTTACAGGTAATGTCTCAGGTACTGTTACAGGTAATGTCTCAGGTACTGTTACAGGAAACGTTTCAGGAAGCTTAACAGGTAATGTTTCAGGAAACGTCACTGGTAATGTCTCAGGTACTGTTACAGGTAATGTCTCAGGTACTGTTACAGGAAACGTTTCAGGAAACTTAACAGGTAATGTTTCTGGTAACGTAACAGGAAACGTATCTGGATCAGTAACTGGAAATTTAGCTGGAACAGCCTTGACTGCAGGAGCTACTCATACTTTTGCAACAACATCTGCTACTGCTCATTATATCACATTTGTACCTAGTAGTACTTCTCAAACTGCATCAGGCGTTGGTCAATCAGTTGTTTCTTCCGTTTCTGTAGTTCCTAGTAGTGGAGTTATTACTGCCGGAGGTTTCTCAGGCAACGTTACAGGAACTGTTTCAGGTAATGTTACAGGGAACGTATCTGGGAACCTTACAGGAAATGTATCAGGTAGCTTGACAGGTAATGTCTCTGGTAATATAACAGGAAATGTATCTGGATCAGTAACTGGAAACGTATCAGGTAATGTATCTGGAAACCTTACAGGAAACGTATCTGGAAATGTAACAGGTAACGTTTCTGGTAACCTTACCGGTAATGTTGTTGGATTTGCTACAACAGCTCAGAATGTCAATGTTTTAGCTGCAGATGCTGCTACAGGTAACCACTTCTTACCATTTGTAAGAACCCAGACTGGCTCGGGTCTTGCATTATCAACAGATAGCACTTTGTATTATGATCCTGCTAACAATATCTTATATTCAACAAACTTTAATGGAGCATTCACTGGTACAATTTCAGGTGTAGCATCTACAGCAGCTAATATGGTTGTAAATAATGCTGCAGAAAGTACTACCCATTACATCTTGATATCTCCTACCCCTACAGGTGCTGGAGTTGCAGTTTCTTCTGATGCCACATTTACTATCAACCCTAGTACAAATGCTATGTCTATGGGTTCAGGTAACATAACTGTAAACAATGTTACCTTAGGAAGCGCTGCAAGAACAGTTTCAACATCTACTGGAAATCTTATATTAGATTCAAGTGGTGGTCAAGTTGATATCGCAGACAATGTTGTTATTACCGGAAACTTAACAGTTCAAGGCACTACAATCACTGTAGACTCAACGGTTTCTACAATTGTTGATCCTGTTATAGTTGTTGGATCAGGCGTTGGCGGTTCACACTCTACTGCTGACAACAACATGGACAGAGGTATCGAGTTCAGATGGTCAACTGGTGCAGGTAACGCTACTACTGGGTTCTTTGGATTCTCAGACACAGATAGCAAATTTAGATTCATTCCAAACGCAACAACAGTAGCTGGTTCAAATGTTTATACTGGAACCGTTGGTACTGTAGTTGCAAATTTAGAGGGTGCTCATGCAGGAAATGTTACAGGTAACGTCTCTGGAAACTTAACAGGTAATGTTTCTGGTAATGTAACAGGCAATGTATCTGGATCAGTAACTGGAAATTTAGCTGGAACAGCTTTGACTGCAGGAGCTACTCATACATTTGCTACTATATCAGCTACAGCACACTATATTACTTTTGTTCCAAGCAGTTCTTCTCAAACTGCTTCTGGTGTTGGTCAATCTGTAGTCTCCTCTGTTTCTGTAGTACCTAGCTCTGGTGTCATAACCGCTGGTGGCTTCTCTGGTAACGTTACAGGAACTGTTTCTGGAAATGTTACAGGAAATGTATCAGGTACTGTTACAGGTAATGTCTCAGGTACTGTTACAGGTAATGTTTCAGGTACAGTCACAGGAAATGTTTCAGGAAGCTTAACAGGTAATGTTTCTGGTAACGTCACAGGAAACGTATCAGGTAATGTTACAGGTAACGTATCTGGTTCTGTAACGGGAAATTTAGCTGGAACAGCTTTGACAGCTGGTGCAACCCATACATTTGCAACTACGTCTGCAACTGCCCACTATATAACCTTTGTTCCTAGTAGCACAACTCAAACAGCCTCAGGCGTTGGTCAATCTGTGGTATCTTCTGTGTCTGTTGTGCCAAGTAGTGGTGTCATCACTGCTGGCGGTTTCTCTGGAAATGTTACAGGTACAGTTTCAGGAAATGTTACAGGTAATGTCTCAGGTACTGTTACAGGTAATGTTTCAGGTACAGTCACAGGAAACGTTTCAGGAAGCTTAACAGGTAATGTTTCAGGAAACTTAACAGGTAATGTT